ACGAGTTCTCCTAGTGCGCCACTAACTGTAAAAGCACCTTCAGATGCAGAAGCTATTCATGTGGTTGGGCGTTCCGATGATATTGGTCAAATTAAATTTATGGAAGCAGATGGTACTACAGAACTTGCAATTATTGATGGTAGAAACTCATTTTTTAATATTGGTTCTATTGCAAATATTCCATTAAAATTTGCTACTAACAACTCAGAACGTATGCGCATTGACTCATCAGGCAACGTGTTGGTGGGTACTACTGATACAACGCCTTATAATAACAGTGCTAATTCAAGTGCAGATAATGGTATTGCATTAGGTTCATCTGGTATTCTTTCAGTAGCAAAACACAACGACAGTCCAATTATTGCTAACCGTACAGGTAGCGATGGTGGTGTAATAAAACTACATAAAAGTGGAGCAGACCGTGGTGGGATTGGTATTAACAACGGCGACCCATATATTGCTAGGGCATCTGGTAGCGGTATGCGTTGGTACAACGGCGCAGTAGTTCCCACTAACGAAATAGGGAATGACTCTAATAATACTATGGATTTAGGTTCTAGTGGTGTTAGGTTTAAACACGGCTACTTCTCAGGAAACTTATACGGCGATGGCTCTAACCTAACAGGTATTTCTACTGGTGGTATGGTTTTATTAAATCGTTCAGATGTAGCCAGTTCTTCTTCATACGTTTTTACAGGGTTTAATTCTAGCTTGTACGACTCTTATATTGTAGACTTTCATGGTATACAAAACTCTTCTGGCGGCTCGCCTTGGATTATGGAGTTTAGTAGTAACGGTGGTTCTAGCTATCTATCTAGTGTTAGAAGTATTAACCAATACACCTCGTTCTCTGGGAGTAGCACTTCACAGGCAGCAACTGGAGCTAACGGTTATTTAGATATGGCCAACAGCGTTGGAAGCGCTAGTGATAATATTGGTACTTGTGCTTCTGGTACTGTAAAAATAATGAATGTAGCAGTAGGTAATGACAGAACGTTTCAGGCACATGGCCAAACAGCCTATATAAGTTATACTACACAAAGAACTATAGCGGAGTATGCCTTATGTGGAAACCAAACTGGCAATACTTCACAGCACGACTGTAATGCTATCAGGATGAGATTTTATAACAGTAATACTATAAACAAAGGCTTCATATCTGTCTTTGGTATAGTCAAGTCATAAAGGAGAATAACATGTCAAATTACAAAATATTAGATGGTATTCGTGTTGCTCTTACTAATGAAGAAGAGCTTGAGATACTTGAAAACAAAGCTCGATGGGAAGCCGAACAACCAAAACTTGCAAGAGTAGAACGGGACTTAAAACTTTCTTCAGATGTAGACCCCATTGTGTCTAATACCTTACGTTGGAATAGCATGACAGATGAAAAAAGAGCAGAGTGGACTAACTATCGTCAGTCTCTTTTGGACATAGAAGATTTAGAAGGCTACCCCAATATTGTAGAAATCGTATGGCCTACTAAACCATGACTGAGAGTTGGCATCTTTCTAAGTCAGTACCAGTTACGTTAATCGTAGCTATCGTACTACAAACTATATCACTTGTATGGTATGTGTCTTCATTAGACTCTTCCGTCAAAAATAATGCTCGTGATTTAGTTCGCCAAGAAACTCGTATAAATACACTAGAGAAGACAGTACAAATGCAAGCTGTCTCTCTAGGACGTATTGATGAAAACATTAAAGCTATTCGTAACCTAGTAGAGAGAATGGCAGAACAAGATAATAAATGAAACTCTTACTTATACTATTTACCCTACTAATCGGTAGTATTGCACATGCCGATGATGATGTTATAAAGACTGACACTAATAGTACTATAACTTCAAATGGTTCTATGGATACTACAATCAATAGCCCACCACCATCAGCCATATCTCCACAGATAAGTGCAAGTAACTCTGACTTATGTACTGTAGGTGTAGCAGGGGCAGTACAGACACAGATACTAGGTATCTCAGCAGGTCGTACAGTACGTGACATGAACTGTGAGAAGCTCAAGAATGCTAAGACTATGTATGACATGGGCATGAAGGTAGCCGCAGTATCGGTAATGTGTCAAGACGAAAGAGTGTTTGATGCTATGATGAATGCAGGTACACCATGCCCTAAAGATGGATTAGTTGGTGATCAAGCTAGACTAGCATGGGATATGGAAGCAGTTAAAGATGAGATCGAACGAGATCAAAACGATGTAATCAGAAAGATGTTTGATGAGAACAGTGAAACTAAGATTGGCTTGGGTGTTATCTTTAGTACTCTTGCCTTCTTACTCCTACTCTGAACCATATACGTATGGAGCTACAGGTAATGCGGCATCTAATGCATTAAGTTGGGCTATGGACTCTATCTTACCTAGTATCGGTGGTGTAGATATAAATGGATTACTCTATAGGTACACTACAGTAAAAGACCCAGATGCAGACATGAAGGTGCATGTAGGCAATCACAACGCAAGTGGAGATGGTTATACATTTAGAGAGACTGATGACTGGTCTGGCGTACCCGGAAATACTATTGTTAAGTCTTTCCCTCTTTCAAATATACCAGCATCTAAATGGGGTACTGGGTTTGTTGAAGTTGAGGGTGAAGGAACTGTTAAAGATGCTGTTGTAATATACAACTACAGGTTAGACAAATGCTATGATCCACAGTCTGACCCATCTTGTGCAGGTTATGTTAAGCCTATGCCTGAGATACCAGAGGTTATAGTCTATGATGCACTAGAAGATGATGCAGTTGTAGATACACTAGAAGCTGAAGAGTTTCAGTATGACGAAGATGGTAAACTTATACTGGATGAAGAAGAGGAAGAAGAAGAGACACGCATAGAGATGGGATTAACTGCCTCTGCTAATGCTCTTACACTATTCAAGGCACAGAATCAAAGCGATATAATATTAGCCCTAAACAAACAAACTAATATCAATATGTATTACAATGCAAAGATAAACGGCGGTACACTAAACGATGCAGCTGGATTAAAAGATGGAACTATACCCGACAACAAGAAAGCCTTACGAAACAATTTAGCCCAACAAGTACTGCATGAAAAAATGGTAGACATGCAGTATAACAAATGAGGAATACAATGAAATATTTAACAGCACTACTATCACTTTGTGCATTACCAGCATTTGCTACTGTAGATATTACAGGAAGCGTAGCCGCCAAGTGTGTTATTCAAGCAGATAAAGCTGGTGTATACGGCAACCCTATTGCCAGTAAGTTAAGCACAACACCTTCAGATGGTGGTGTACTACCTGTAATTAGATTTGATGTATCTATTGCAGACTCATATACTGCAAACATAACTCACCCTACATCCTTTAGCTCTTCACCTAACCTTACAGATACACTTGCATGGACAGGAAGTACAAGTGTAACTAAAACTTCTGTGTCAGGAATGTCAGCTTATAATGATGCAAAAGTTGTAGTGGATAGTACCACTATCTTTAACCTAACTCTTGCAGGTTCAACATGGTTCTCTACTGCATCAAGTGCAGTCTACGGTTCAGCTAAACCTTTGCCGGGAGGTACATACACTGCAGTTGTACAGGCTACTTGTATTGCTAAATAAACTAATCATAGCGTTTATGGGTTGGGCTACTGTTGTTTCTGCACATGAAATGACACCAGCCTACCCAATGTTAAAGCCTACGTATGTTGCAGGTGTAGTTAAAGCAGAGATGTCTTTGTTTAACTCACGAGAAGATGTAGAGTATTATCAGATAGATTTGTTTGATTTAAACTTTACAAACCTACCATTCTCATCTAAGTATAGGATCATTAAAGTAGGTTATAAAGAACGTAAAGATTTTATTGTGTATATACGTGAGTTAGATTTAGATGAAGCTACATATATTTGTACTACATCAAAGGTAAGAAAAAAGACAGACTCAAGAACTTTGGTTGTCTCTAGGATATGCTCACGTATTGATGGTGAGCCAGCATGAGATTAGCATTGGCATTATGTGTCGTAGCTAGTTCAG